GGTTTAACCTCTGGTTTAACCGTTTTACCTTCTGGTTTAACGTTCTGTTTAACGTCTGGAGCTGGTTTAACCGTTAAACCTTCCTGTTTAACTTCTGGTTTAACCCCTAATCTGCTATCGATCAGCTTTATAAGCTCATTTTTATCTAATACTATTAGGCCCGTACCTTCAGGGATCGCGACGTTAAAATATTGGTTTAACGCATCCCTTACGATATCGCTTTTGGACTTATCGGAGCGTTTAACCTCTTCGTCTATCAGGGTCTCCAGCTCCGCCGAGATCTTGACCCCCAGGAATGCCATGTTAAACCTATTGTTAAACGATACGTTAAATATTTATGCTGGTTTAACCATTTGTTTTACAGAGGAGTTTAACGTGGCGGAGATGGAGCATCGAGAGCATCGACTCTATGTGGGGAAGGTAGGAGAGCTTAAACCCCTGATCGATCAGGATGCTAAAGAGGCGCTTGACCTCAAAGACTCGGACGACGTTGAAATTGTGGTCCGGAGGCTGAATAAAAAAGAGCCGATGACCCCCGAGGAGCTCAAGAGGCTAACCAAGGCGATGAGCCGTATGGTTCGAGTCCAGGGCGTCTAACCAATATGATTTTATAAAAAACCCAAACTGTGGGTGCAACTTTGTGGAACGGTGGGGAGGGCCTATGGGCCCTCGACTCCCCGCCGTGGTTATCGCTTGTTGCCCTTCCGCCGGTTCGTCCTTCGGGTTACTATCCTCAAATTCCTTCTACTGTTGGACCCGCCTTTCGAGAGCGGGACTTTGTGGTCTACCTCTCGGCCGTCCCCCTTCCGGACCCGGCCCTCCTTCTCCATCATCCGGCGGGCCTTGTTGCGGGCGTCCCGCCGCTTGATTTGTTCGGGTTTGCCGTGGTACTCCCGATACTCCTTCTTATAGTCCCGCTGCCTGGTTTTGGTTCTAGCTTTCGATTTTCCTTTACTTTTGCCGCCTGACTTCCTCGGTTTAATCATAATATGCCCCCTTCGGATCGGTTGTATATCCCATAGTACATCTACAATTAATTGATTCGTATCCAGGCCCGTCGCCGGGGAACATCGGCCGCCCGCCGAACGGGAACGCCTCTTCGAGCCGGACCTTCACCCCGTCCCTCTTCTTGTGAATTTTTCGGGATGACCCGTCGCAGACGCAGTCCCAGACCTTGTACCTGAAAATCCCCTCCTCGATCTGTAGCTCAAATTTTGAGCCGTTTATGGCTCGGGTTCGCTCAGTCCGGGCGATCCTCCGGGCCCTGGCGGGGCTGCATATTGGCGAATTGGCGAGGAGCTTCGGGGCGGTACGTTCATTTGCGGGCCAGTTATCTAAGAATATTTTTCGTATGTATTTGATATCGGTGTCGGCCATTTGGCCCGCCAGCCGGTTCAGTCCGTGATTTTTGAAGTAGTTGCGACCCCTGAGGGAGGGTATCTCCTGGAGGACGAACGGGCCGAAGAGCTTATTTTTGGTTATGAGCTGGTGGCGGAGTTGGGCCCCAGTTGCTAAAGTTATATAATAAGACGGATCCTCCGCCACCGCCCTCTCCGCCGCCGCAAAGTAGCCGCTCTCCGCGAGGGCCCTAAGTATCGGGCTTCGGATCGCCAGCAGGCAGGTTACCGCGTCTTCAATGTCCATCTCGACCACCCCAAAAGGAGGAGGAGGATAGAGCCCTCCGTCTCAGACCTCGGGCTCTCCCTCGGGGGCCGTATTCTCCTGGATGGTCTCCAGGACGGCCTCGATATCGCCGAGCTTTGCCATGATTTCCTCTAACAGAGTTTTGGACGGCTGAGCCATATCCCGGACCTCCTCAAGGCAATGCGTAGGCTTCGATCGTCCCGGCGAGATTGGAGTTGCTGGTGTCGGTGACGTCGAGGTGGATGGTCCCGTCGGCCTGGAGGTATCGAGCCGTCTCGATCGGGCCGAGGACGTACTCCTCGGTCGCTACGAGGTTGCCCCCGATCGCCAGGTCCCCAAGGTCCTTCCTGAAGGCGGGCCATGCGGTTCCCGCCTTGATGGCGATGTCCCCGCCCGTTCCCGTCCCCGCCGAGATATGGACGAGGATGAGGAGCCGCTTGAAGTTGGAGCCGGCGGCTATGACGTGATGGTTCCCCTTGTCGATCGCATCGGGCGTCTCCCTGGCTTTCCAGGAGCCGTCGCACGCGTTTACCGTTATAGCAGATCTTCCCATTTTGGATCACCTCAGCTCGGAGCACAAGTCAGAACGCACAGGCAGCTCGGATCGACGACCTTCGCGCCGTAGCAGTGAAGGCCTCGGAGAGCGTCGGCGAAGAACTTCTCCGGCCTGTAGGCCTCGGTGTCGTTCACAGAGTCGGCAAAAGTGCAAGCCCGCGACGTTCCGGCGATCACCTTATAGTGGTCGCCGGCGGTGTTGGGGACGTTGTTGGACTGGAGGATGCTGAAGCCGAAGAGCTTAGCGATCTCGCCGTTCAGCATCACGCCTTCGACCCCGCTCCAAATCGGGTTAATCACGCTGTCCTCCTGGAGGAGCATTTTGGTGAGCCAGGGGGGGACGATCACGAACCGACCGGCGAAGGGGACGTTGGCCTCGTCCAGCTTTTGCTTGCATTCGAGGATCTCCTCGGTTACAAGGTCGGTGGAGCCGTCGAAGATCTTGTCGGACCCGTCAGCGCCTATGGCGTTGCCAGCCTGCGCCACCATTACAGAGGCGACATACTGGTCGGCCGCGTCAGCCAGCCGATACGCAGCGTCTCTCGTCGCCGATTCCATCAGAGGGACGTTCGTCTGAGCGGCGTCGATGTCGTCGATCCTGAAGTTGAAGTACTTCGCTTGGTCGATCTCGAGGACGGTGCTGGCGTCGTCGAGGTCCTCGGGGTCGCCGATCCCGGTGACCTTGTTGTAGTTGTCGATCGTTATCGGGCCGTGGGCGGTGATCCTCACCGTGTCGCCCTTCCCCTTGATGTCGCCCTCGTAGTCCCTGTTGATTACCCCAGCCTGACCATAGACCAGGCTCTTCTGAAGGTTCTGGAGGATTTGGGCGCTCCAGACCTCGCCTATAAAGTTGGTTAACGTCATGTCTCACTAACCCCCGTTAGTTGATTTTGCTCACACTCTTGAAAGACTCCCATCTTTCAACTGAGTCTTAATTTGATCCCAGTTCGAGACGATTTCGTCAGGGCTCATCTTCTTGATATCGGCCCGAGTGAGCGGGCGCTTAGCCCCCGTCGGCGGGTTGGTCCCCGTCCCGACAGAGGGCCCCGGCCCCAGGCTCTCGGCGAGCCGAAGAGCGTCGGCCTCCAGCTCCTCGGGAGTAGCCCCCTCGATCCTGGAGGATAGAGCCTCAGGAAGACCCGCCTTCTTGGCGATCTCGGCCTTCTGAGCCTTCAGCTCGGAGTCTTTCGCCTTTCCATCCCTTTCGGCGATCTCCGCCTTCAAGGTCACATTTTCCGCCCTCAATTCAGCATGGGAGGCCCGCGTAGCCTCCAGCTCGGCCTTGATCTGATCGTAGTCGGCATATTTCGCCCTCTCCCTGGCGAGCCTCTCTTGTACGATCTTGTCAACGTCCTCTTGCGTAAATTTTTTCTCTTCGTCCGCCATAGCGTAACTAACCCCCCGGATTTTACGGTTCCGTAACCTGATTTTTCAGATGAACGTGATTCAGACGAATTGGTACGATTCGTCTCGTCTCTCCTCAGATATTTGGGCTGTCTCCCAGTCCAGATCTTCATCGGAGGCGTCGGGATCGAGTCTCGCAAGGGCGCTCCTCGTCGACGTGAGCCCCGCCGTCTTCCTGAGCTGCTCGATTTGGGCGGCCTCTAACCTATCCTCAGGAAGGGCGCTCCCCCATTCGATGGTAAGGTTCTGAAGCTCCCCGGCCCCCGGCCATCGGGAGATTGCCTCTAGCCTGGCGCATAGCCTCAGCGCCTCCAGGAGGGGCCGCTTTACACGCGCCCTCAGCCTCGCCACCTTCGCAAGAGTCGGGATGGCGAGCCTCTTGAGGGCCGAGCCACTCTCGGCGAGCCCGCTCTTCACGTCGCCGAGGAGGGCCGGCGAGATCTCGCCGATCGCCATAAGCTCGGCCTTGATCTCCTCGATCTGGCTGAAATTGTTCTGGAGAGAGGCATCCCATGTCAGGTACTGGGGCAATGGCCTCGTCCCCGTCTCGCCAACTTCCGAGACGATGTACCGACCGCCGCCGATGTCCAGCTCCTCAAAAATCGGGTTCCCCGTCCACGGGTTCATGAGGTAAGGCTCGTTTGTGTCAGGGTTGACCGAGAAATTCTCGATTGGTAGGACGATGTTCGGGTCTGCGAACTTGTCCAGGGTCCTCGAGGTTCGGATGAGCCTCTTCTCCAGCTCTCGGACGAGGCCCTCGATCCCGCCGTAGTCGTCGAGCCCGAAGACCCCGTCGGAGGAGAGGAGCCCCGACAGCGGGACCACGAGAAAGTCGTCGACGCCCGTCCGTACCTCCGACGGCATCCCCGAGTACCTCTCCAGGGCCGATATAGGCAGCTCCGAGGTGATCGCTGCCCCGGAGTCGAGCCTGAAGAGGCGGTTCTCGATCGAGCCGGGCTTGTGGATCTCCACCCTCAGGTATCCCCGCTGGATATGGTCTTCATACTGGCTAAAGTTATAACAGATGCAGTGGGCTTGGACGTCTCGGCCGTCGTCGGGACTCACGACCGGGAACCAGTACCGGGGATCTATCCTCTCGACGATCCCGCCCCGTCTCGGGTCGAATCGCACCTTCAGGACAGCGTTCCCAAATCGGAGGATGTCGGCGAAGAGGTCATAGACGAGGAGGTCGAGGTCGTTCGCCTCGGCGATCCTGTCCAGGACCGCCTGGTTATCGGCGAAGAGCCGTAGCGGGCTCGCCAGGTCGCATATGAGCGTGGTCGACCGCTTGAACCAGTTGGCCGTGATCTGGTCGAGATCGTCGTCTAGCGCCGTGAGCCCCGGAAAGGCCGCTTCGTGGTCGCCTTCGAAAAGCAAAGTGCATCGGTCGTAGCGGTCTATCCTCGCCTTCTCGTCGGTCGGAGGCCATCTCCGTCCCGGTTCCAAGAATGAAAAGTCTGTAAGAGTCATGATCCCCCACCCCTCTTGAAAATGAAATTAGCAGGATATCTTAAAGCGTCTATTAGGTCGTCTGATTCTTTTATTGGCTTGTCCTCGCCCCGTTCGGTCGCCTTCGGGTCCCACCTGTACCCCTCAATTTCTTCGATGAGTCGGGGACATGCCGGCCCCACGATCTTGAGGGCCCCGGTACTGAGGGCGCTCGATATGCGGCCGATCGAGTCCAGGACCGCGTTATCGGCGCCCCGGACCCGCTGGACTCCATCGCCCCGGAGCTGGAGGATGAGGGCCCTCGCCGAGGGGTCGACCACGATCGCCGACGGATATTTCCCCCCCAGGAAGTCCTGGAGGTCCTGGGAGAGCCTGGCGTTCGTCCTGTCGCTCTCCCTGTACTCGCCGAAAGCATACCAGCAGCCGCCCCACAGCCCGAGCTTCAAGAATGCCGTCGGATGGGTTTGGCCGTAGTCGATACCGACGACTAGCGACTTCATCGGGCCGTCGGGGATCGAGGGGACGACGTGGAGGGCCCGGTCGAAATGCGGGAATACAGCGCCCTCGGCCGCCACCCATTCGCCGAGGATGTACCTCTGGTAGAATAGGGAGGTCGGAGGGCCGAACTGGCGCTTGAGCTCCTCGACGTAGGCGGGATCGAGCCAGGGGTTATCCTCCAGCCTGAAATGCCAGCTCTTGAGGTCGAGGTCGTCCTCCCGGTCGAGCCACCTCTTTTTTAGGTAATGGCCGGGGCCGCCGGGGTTCGTCGTCAGGAAAAGCTGGGAGCCGGGCTCGGATAGACGAGAGATGAGCATGTTGAAGAAGCTCTCAGGGACGAGAGAGCCCTCATCGACGTAGGCTCCGCCGAGGGTGAGGCCTGCGATCTTCGTATAGGCCGCCTCGTCGTTCCCGCCCTCCACCATGATGGGGCGGCCGTAGATGTAGGCCGTCTTAAGGGACCTCTTATAGTCGAAGTTATTCGAACCGACGAGGGAGGCGATGGGGCTAAGGACGTTCCTCTCAAGGGAGAAGAGGGTCTTACCGGCCATCAGGAGGTTGACCCCCACCGGAGCCTCCAGGACGGCCCGGAGCCACCTGACGTTGGCGCCGACGGTCTTCGCAGATCGGACCGCCCCATGGGCTAGATTTATCCTGGCGTCGGAGTGGAGGCAGAAGTCCCGCTGTTTGCCGACGGGGATCTCGAAGGCCATCTATCCCACCCCCGCCTTCAGGGCCCGGATCCTCTCCAGGATCGTCTCCAGGTTGGCGAGGAGGGCTGAGGCTTCCGCCTCAAGCTCTCGAAGCTCCATCTCATCGAGGAGATCGGCGACGGTCCTCAAGCCCCCGCCTCCTCGGCCGTCATCTTCTCGAATAGCGCCCGGATCTCCCCGCCTCTCGCCGATGGGTCTGTCGTCTCCTCCAGCCTCCTTTTATCCGCCAAAACAGCAACGGCCACGCTCCAGTCCTTCAAGTCTCGCGGAGAAGTGATCTGAGGGAGAAGATCAGCTGCCTTGTCCATCCCCCGCCCTATCAGCTTGATCCTCGCCACCGAGTCATAGCAGGTGCGGGCGATGTCGGCCTTTTTCATTCGAGCACGTTCGGCCATATCCAGGCCTGATCGGCGAGCAATGTCCGAGACGGTCGACGGCGCCCTTTCAAAATCTCTGGCTACCTGGCGGGTTGTCTTTCCCTCCTCCAGGGCATCGAGGATCCTCTTTTCCTCCTCCTCTGAGACGGGGCCGCCTTTACTCATTCAAGCCCCCCCATGGAAAGGGATGGGCGGCCCGTATGGCATCGGGCCGCTTTTTTTTGGGAGAAATGGGGGCATGGTGGCGCCCCCGGATCATCGTGATAACGCTCATCCCGGCGGCCTCCAGTGCTTCAAGGCCCCGGATGACGTCGGCTCAAGCCTCCAGCCTTCAGCTCGGAGAACCCCCCGGACGTCCTCGGACGAGATGGAGAACCGCTCCGCCAGCCTGAACACTTGCATCCGATCGCCGATCCTGTGGCGGGGCCTAATCGTAGCCCTGCCTCGAAGCCACGATTTCAGGCTCTCGGGGCCTGGTGGAGGAAGCTGAGGGGAGGATGGGGAAAGGGGGCCGCCTCGGCTCATCTGGCGGGATAGCTCCAAGGCGGCTCGAACTCGGGGAGACGATATAGGAGAAGTCTCCCCGAGTCGGCGGAGAGGCGAGAAGATACCTCCCCCCTGCGATGAAGGCGGTAAAGAGCTTTAGACGCTGCCTGATTCGTTACTCTGGAGTGGCCCGCCTGTATGCGGTCGTAGATCTCCGAGAACGTAAGCTCCTCACCGGATTTTAAAATTTGGATGATCTCGTTCTGAGTTGGTGGCATTAGTAACCAGCTCCAAGATAGTGATTTTCAACTAACCCTTTCCCATATCTAGGTTATGACATCTAGTATATATAGTTTTTGACGAAAAGGCAAATTTTAGAGATGTTATGGACAGATGAGAAAAGATCGACGGATCGGAGAAGCCCCGCTCCAGGACGAGGTAGATCCTCCTCGGTGAAAGGATCTTTTACGGGATTTTAGGAAGAT